TCACGGGCTGGATCACGGTCGAGATCGGGTCGCGCTGGAAAATGTAACGCGAACCCGTTGTCCAAAGCTGCTGATGGCCGACGTTCGACATTTCGGGAACCTCCTCGAAGACCGTGAGAGTGAGTCAGATATCGACCGGAACGGCAAGCGCGATCCCGAAAAGTCCGAGACCATCGTCCGCCCACTCGATCGCGTCGATCCCGCGAAGATCCAGACGGAGGAAGACCGGGAGACCGTTGAGGGGGTTCATCGCGGAGGAAGCGTCCTCGATCGACCTCTCGACCGCTTCCCAGATCCAATCGATATCCATCCCCGTATCGGGCTCGGTCTCCGGATTGAACTTCATCGCGGCTTCGATCCCGATCACGGCTGGACGCCCGACCTCTGCCCGGAACGGCTTGTAGGAGTCGAGGATCACGGCTGCCTGCCGTTTATGGTCGGTGAAGTTCGTCTTCGCCCAGTTCACTCCGGGTCCGCGACGGACGCGATCGAACCCTCGACCTCGAAGGATCGACGCGAACGTGATCGTCGCGACGAGTCGGGGAGACATACCCGCGACGACCCTGAAATCATCCTCTGGTCGTGCCATCGACGTACTCCCTGATTCTCCGAGAGAGATCGGCTGTGAGCGAGGGAAGGAACGCGATCACGGGCTTCGAGAGCCACCGGTACGCGGGGATCTTCACGGATCGGACCAGAAGCCAGAGCGGTTTGACCGCGCGGAGAACGTCGACGTCTTCGCTGGTCTTTCCGACCTTCGCCTTCTCGACTTCGTCCTCGTCGTAGAGCGCACCTATTGCTTTTCCCGATTGACCGAACTTTCGCATGATCAGCCGTCCGGGGTACTCGCGGGGGCTTCGGTACCTCGCGACGCCTGCGGGGGTGAGCGCGTGATTCACGGGGATCGCGAGCGCCTTCGCTTTCACGGGCTTGATCGTCCCGCCCTTTTCGAGGATCCCCGCGTAGTTCGCTGCCGGACCACGGAAGATCCCGACCCTGATCGCGGGGACTCCATCGACGCGCTCGACGCGACCGGTAACGGAACGCGCGAGCGACCCGGTCCTCCGTCTGAGGATCTGCCCCGAGAGCGACTTCGCGGTGACAGCCGACGCGACGCGGAGCGCCTGACGTTCGAGTTCGCGAGAGAGAAACGCGACGAAGTCCTCGACGGCGCTCGGCGACGAGAGGGTGTCGAACCCACCGCCCGCGACCGTGATCGAGAAGTCGGGTTCAGGACCAGACCCCGAAGATCCAGCGCCGATGAACCGACCTTGCGAATCTCTCGCGACCATTCGATCAGACCTCGATCACTCGGTGCGAAACGATCGCGGCACGAAACGACGGAACGCCGTCGACCTCGCGGAACGTCGCGCCCACGGTGTCGCGGCCGAACCGGGAGGAGACCGCGATATTCTCGCCTCGATTTCGCGCGAGGTCATACTGAACCTGCTGGACGATGGCTTCGCGCACCGACGCGAGGGAGGTCGGGAGATCCGGGTACCCGCACGAGAACGTCGCGACGACGAACTTCGCCCACGATCGACCGATCGGAAGGATCTCAGCGGACGATCCGATCTGCGAGATCTCATACTCAGCGTCGTCGATCGGGTCCGTCGACGCTGCGTCGGTGTACGAGGTGGGTGATTCGCGGAGGAGAAGGTTCGAGACGTTCGTCGCGGGGATCCAGAGAGAACCGCTGGGGCGCTCGGGGTCGACCTCGATCCTGAGTTCGTGATTCTCTCTCGCGGTCCAGAGGGAACCGGTCTTCTCCTCGAAGACCGCGATGGTTTGCGCGAGGACGGCAGCGACGTCGGCTTCCGCGTTCGTCGAAGCGCCGATCCGCTTCATGATCCACGGCGCTTTGATCATAGCGAGGTCTCCTCGATCGAGATCCGGATCGACCGCGAGATCCGGCGACGCCCAGACGCCGAGACGATCTGAAGCTGGCCGACGTAGTACCCCGAAGCGATCGAAGCCCACTCCGAGACCGTGAGACCCGAGAACTCGACGGCGCTGAGTCCATCGATCGAGAGAACCGTGAGGTTCGACAAGTCCGTCGATCGATAGACCAGTCGCGGGCTCCCAGCGGTTTCGGAGATCGAGAACTCCACCGTATCCGTCGCGCCCACGACGAACGCCGATCCGTTCTCGGTCGCGAGGAAGAGACGCACCGCGACGTTCTCGCCCCGAACGATCGAGAGAATCCTCGGGATATCGCGGAGTTGCTTCATACGACCTCGGGGGTGAAGTTCGTGAACGGCGCGGCAGGATATCCCGAAGTCGTGAGGAGCGACACCGGACCAGCGACGAAAGAGACCCCCCATCCGGTGAGCGGGAGCGAACCCGGGAACGCGGGGGTGAGGCTCACGGTGATCATCGACCCGACGACCGACGCGACCGTCGTCCCCGTGTAGGGGCCCAGCGCCCCGCCCTGAACGGTAACGGAGAACTGGGCTCCGAGGTCGTCGGGGAACGCAGGCGTCGCGATGGGCTTGTCGAAGGTGATCTCGACCCTACTGGGCGAGCCACGAAGGCGCGCCGAGACCGGGACGGGGAAGGGGTAGCCCGGCGCCACGGGCGACGCGGGGGTCGTGGGCTTCGTGGTCTCGTACTCCGGCCGACCGAGTTCCGTCTCGCCCATCGACACGACGACCTCTCGAACGTCTGGGATCTCTACGACGGCTGAAGGCGTCGACTCAGAGTCCGAGGTGGGCGTGATCGCTCGGGGGATCCGAGGACCCCTGAGATCGTCCGTGTCGTAGTCGATCGTGTTCATAGAAAAAGGGACGGATCTCCCGAGAGAGATCCGCCCCCCGGTTCAGAAAAAGGGAGACTTCACAGTGAGGCAGATCAGACGCCGACGCCGGACGAGTTCTGGAAGGTGTAGTCGATCACGTCGTTCCCCGAGAGATCGACGGCGGGGGAATTGTAGAGGTCCCAGATAAACGCGACGCACGAGAGGATCGGAGGGGTCGTGTTGTCGGCGTTGTCAGCGTGCGCGCGGATCGCGTCGTACTCGTAGGTGGTCCCGAGGTTCGCCCCCGAGGCAGCGTGAGTGAGACGTTCGAGATCGATCGTCGACATGATCACGCCGTTCTCGATCGCGCCCGCGTCGGCGACGGCAGCGGCGAGGGGGCTGAGGTTCTCGGTCCCGTCGTAGGTCTTGATCTTGTCCCACGTCGAGGTCCCCTTCCGGCGAGCCTCGTAGGTGAGCGTGAACGCATCGGCAGCGGCGAGCGGTCCGGTGGACCAGAGGAAGGTGATCTTCCGGCCGAAACGCCACGGCGCGACGATCGTCGCTCCGGGAACGTCGGTTGTGCCGACCGCCTGCGCCTCGAAGGCGAAGACGGGAATGAAATCGGACGTCGGGCTTCTCATTGATCCGGTCTCCTGAAATCGTGCCTCTCGGCGCGGTGATCTCTTCGTGAAGCGAGGCTTTACGCCTCGACGTAACCCTCGATCGTGACGAACGTGTCACCGACCGTCGCCTCCTGCGCCTCGCCGGTGATCTTCAGACCCGACGCGACCTCGATCGGGATCTTGAGATTCAGCGACGCGCCCTTCTCGGCTTCGGCGATGATCGTCCCGAGGATCTTCGGCGAGCCCGCGTTGTCCTTCAGGACGATCGCGGTCTGTTCCGAAGCCGTCGAGTTCGTCGCGTGAATCGCGGTGATCCAGTGGCGTTTCGACGCGACGGCAGCTTTGATATCCACGGCCGTCGTGGTCGTGATCGCTGTCTGATTCGTCGAGGTGAACGGGACCGCTGTCGCCGGAACGCCCGGCGGACGCTGAACCGCTTCGAGGACTTCGAGGATCGATGCGAGCGTGTCCATTCCGTGATCTCCTCAGAGTTCCGGAGGAGGTCCCTCGACCCCATCCGGCTTTGCGTTCGTACTGATCAGTTCGACTCGATCTCCGCGTTCGACGAGACCACGATCGCCTTCGGCTCGCGAACCTCGTGGTCCGCGAAAAGACGGACCTTCGTGAGCGACTCGTCGGAGGAGAACAGCTTGCCCTTACCGCCGTCGTCCTCGATCTCGACGCCCGACCACCGACCGAGGAAGATCTCCGAGAGATCGCCGGAGACCACGTCTCCCGCGTCCGTGTCGGTCGCGGTCGTCGCGGAACCCGGGATCGAAGCGCCGGGAAGCTGGCCGCGACGGAACTGGGTGGTACCAGCGAAGTCGCCGATCAGCGCCCGAAGCGTCTCGGGACGGACCATCGGAGAACCGAGGAGGTACGGCTGACCCGCCGTCTGCCCGGAGAAGTTCAGCGTCTTCAGATTCCGAAGGTTGCGGAACAGCTTCGGGTGAGCGACCGTCGAGAACGTACGACCCGCTTCGTCGGGGTCGATATCCGAGTCCTCGAGCGCGCCGCGCATCTCCGACATTCCGTCGTAGTCGAGGACGCCCGTCGCCCAGTCCGTGACGGCAGCGTTCGCAGCCGCGGCGTTCGAGTACGACTTGCCACCCGCGACGTCGTAGACGCGGACCTCGGGGTTATTGAAGAGACCGCGAGGCTCGCCGTCCTGCCCGGTGCCGTACGCGATCGCGCGGTCGAGCGCCTTCGCGAGCGCGCGGACCAGATCGCGACGGATCATGGCTTCGATACCGGGGCTGATCGAACGCGAGAGTTCGATCGTGTTCCGGATCATCGCGCCGAGCTTCTTGCGGGTGAGCTTGCGCTTCTGGGCCTTCACCAGCTGCTCGGTGTAGTCGCGACCCTCGACGATATACCCCGCGACGATCCCGCCCTTGAACCCCGTCATCGACGCCGACTCGCCGGTGAGTCCGTCGAGAACCGTGATCCGCGTCTCACCCTCGCCTTCGAGACCGATGAAGACGGACTTCGTGTAGATCGCAGCGATGAACGGAGCCATCACCTCCTCGGGGATCATGAGCCCGAGAGACTCGTCGTTCCCGGCGGTATGACCCGCCTTCGTCGCTGCCTCGCGCGCGGCATGGCAGGACTCGAACTCGAACCCAGCGCCGATCCGCTCGAAGATATCCTTCTGGGGCGGACCGCCACGGCAGGCACGAACGCCCGCGAACGCACGGGCGAGAGAGAAGTTCTTCTCGTCGGTCGCGCTGAACCCCGGGATCTTGAACCCGGCGGACTTCCGGATCTGGTCGACGAGGCGCTCATACTTCGCGTTCAGCGACTCGATCGCTTCGCCGATCTTCGACGGATCGAGACCGGTGAGCTTCGAGAGCGCCTCGATCGAGGCTTCCGCCTTCGCGATCCGCTCCGTCATCCCGGGGATCGTTCCCGAGAGTTTCGTGAGCGACTCGACCAGACGCTCGACGGCTTGGAGTTCAGTGGTGGGAGGAGTCGGAGGCATTTTCGTGGTTCCTCAGTTTGGAGCGTTGGTGTGAGCATCGATCTGGTCCGTCGCCCGCGCGAGGATCAGGGACAGAGCATCATTCGGCGTTCCGCGATCTTCGGCTGAAGATTCATCCGTAGTTCCACGGTCGGAGCCGGAATCCGACCGCGATTCGATCCTCTCTGCGAGAGAGTCGAAGTCCTGACGAAGCGCCCGGATTTCGCCGAGAACCTCATCCATCGTGGCAGGAGGAACGATCTCGGGAGTCGTCTCCCCCTTCGGAACCGCGACGACGGGTGTCGCGCGGCCGATCGTCTCGATCGGCTTATCGATCGGGGACGCTTCGGTCCGGAACTCTGCGAACCGGGCACGCCAGATCGATCGAACGGTCGCGTCGAGTCGAGCCCACGTCGCCCGGGAGATACCCCGCGTGATCGCGTCGACGCGCATCGACTCGCGGATCACGTCGACGTCTCGATCGCGAACGATCGCGGACTTCGCGAAGTTCTGGATCACCGTCGCGCCGACGTTCGCTGGGACCGCGACCGGCGAGTGTTCGACGAGGAGGGACTCCTCGAAGATCACCCCCCAGCGACCGAGACCCAGACGCTGACGTTCGTTCTCGTCGGAGACGACCGTGATTTTCTTCGGGTAGAACCCGACGGAACTCGATCGCATCACGCCAGCGGAGACAAGACGGAAGACGGAGTCGGCTTCCTCCGACTCGTCGTTCGTGACGAAGAGGTCGAGGAGTTCCAGCGCCGGACCGGTGTACGAGGAACCGTTTCGGTTCACGACCTGCCACCGGATCGCGTTTCCGATCGGCATCCCGCCCCAGTTATGGGCGAAGAGGAGGATCGGATTCGCGGAGAACTCCGTGAAGTCCCAGACCTGACGGACGATATCGCCGTGACGATCGACCCGTTCGTCCGAAGCGACGTACGGGATCACGCGCGTCGCGTACTCGTCGCGCCAGACCAGACCGACGGACTCCGCGAGACGACGGATCTCTTCGGGAGAAGGGATCACCGCCTTCTGATCGCTGGGGATCCCGAAGAGTCCGCCCGACTTGAAGACCTCGATCTCTCCGTCGGGACCATCTTCGATTCTGAGGGTGTTCTCGGTGGAACGACGGCGCATGAGATCCGCGATCTTCCCGGGGGAGTCGATGATCTCTGCGCCTTTGATCTGTTCGGTCTTCGGCATCGGTTCTTCTCCGTCTTCAGTCGATCACTCGCGTACACCGACAGTTCACGATCTCGCTCGCGGACGATCGCGAGTCGCCCGGGTACGCAAGGGTTCCGGACGCTTTCCCGGGGTACCCTTCGAGTTCGAGGTAGTTCGTCCCGAGAGGCTGAGCCTTTTGTCGGCCGAACCAGACGTGCGTCTCCCGAACGTGTTCGTCCTGCGACGTGGACCACCCGGCCCGATCGATCTCCTGAGCCTCGAACATACGCTCGCGAGCGGTATTCAGGAAACCAGCCGACTCCGTCCTCGCGATCGAGAGCGTTTTGTACGACGACCGCGAGATATCGAAGACCTGCGAGACCCGAAGCCGGAGATCCTGAATCGACTCACCGTCGGCGAGACCGTCCGCGATGGACTCGCGGAGACGGCGCTGAAGCGTCACGGGCGGACCCTTCACGATCACCCGGGTCCGTTCGGTGATCGCGCTCAGGATCCGAGGGTCGTCTAGCTCGAAGATCGGGATCCCGTCGATCTCGTCGGAGAACGACTCGAAGGCAGCCGAGAGGGACTGCGCGTAGGTCGGTCGGAACTCGGCTCGAATCCGCGACTGAAGGTCCACGATCTTCAGGAGGAATTGATCCGGTGTCGGCATCCGGAGGACCGCGTCGAAGTCCTCGCCCAGCCGAAGACCGGCGCTCAACGCCTCGCGCACCTTTTCGGGCGCGAAACGGTTCTCTCTCGCGACCTCGTCGAACCGACGAAGCTGAAGCGTGCGCTCACGGGAGATCCACGACGACCAGTTCCGAGACATGGACTTCTCGGTCTTCGCCTGAACCTTGTCGAACCCCGATCGGGCTTTCGCGATCCGAGCGGTCCGGTAGACGGTCGCGAAAACGCCCTTCCACTCCTCGACCTGTTCCTCGGGGATCACCTCAAGGTCTTCGTCGTCGATCGGGGCTTCGGGGTCTTCCTCGGGGTCTTCCAGCGGATCGGATGGAGGT